TTGATCCTACAGCTTTATTATTAGATTTACCAACAGGTATATTGTCAGCTAAATTTGGTATGTTAAAAGTAGAAGAACCATCTCCTGCTCCATAAGTTGTACCTACGACTGCGAATAAAGCTGAGTAAGTTGATCTTGATACAGCTGCACCATCACATTCTAAATATCCTGTTGGTATAGAAGAATCTGACCAAGGTATAATAGTTGCTGTAGGGATACCTTCAATATCAGTTAAATTAGCTCCGTCGAAATCATATTTTGTTGCTTCGTAATTTGACATAATTTATCCTAAGTTTTTATAATATATATTACAGTTAAGTATGGTTGTAAAACTGAAGTTGCATCACCACTAAAATTTGCACTCATGTTATGAGAGTGTGCATTACCACTACCAGCATTACCTGAATTTGTTGACTGATCACCAGCAGGTGCATTAAAGTATGGATTATTCGCCTGATTGTGTTGTCTCGATGCATAATTGTAATTTACACCTCCAGGGTGACTATGGGAAGCAAGTTGTGGAGTTGATAAAGATGCATTAGCTGTTGAACCTGCAACGTTTCCAGTTTTAGCTACAGTATTAGCACCACCTGTTGATCCTACAGCTTTATTATTAGAGTGACCCACTGCAACATTGTCAGCTAAATTTGGTACATTAAAAGTAGATGAACCATCTCCTACTCCATAAGTTGTACCTACGACTGCGAATAAAGCTGAGTAAGTACTTCTTGAAACTGCAGAACCATCACACTCTAAAAACCCTGTTGGCACTGAAGAAGAAGACCATGGCACTATAGTTGCTGTAGGAATTCCTTCAACACCTGTAAGGTTTGCTCCATCGAAATCATATTTTGTTGCTTCGTAATTTGACATAATTTATCCTAAGTTTTTATAATATACATAATAGTTAAATAAGGTTGTACAACTGATGTTGCATCACCTACAAAATTAGCGCTCATGTTATGAGAGTGACCATCACCTGAACCTGCACTACCACTGTTTGAATTACCTGAAGCACCAGCTTGTAAATTCCACGCTGCTGATGGACCATTGAAGTGTCTACCAGGACCAGAAGCAATTGCATCCGGGTGACTATGGGAAGCAAGTTGTGAGGTTGATAAAGTTGCATTGGCTGTTGATCCACCAACATTTCCTGTTGATTCGACTGTTTCTGCACCACCTGTTGATGCTAAAGCTTTATTGTTAGATTTACTTACACAACATTTATCAGCTAAATCAGGAAGAGCAAAAGTAGAAGAACCATCTCCGGCTCCATAAGTTGTTCCTACAATTGCAAATAAAGCTGAATAAGTTGATCTTGAAACTGTTGCACCATTACATTCTAAAAATCCTGATGGGACAGAAGCAGTAGTCCATGGAACTATAGTTGCTGTAGGAATACCTTCAATACCAGCAAGGCTTGCACCTGAATAATCATATTTAGTCGCTTCGTAATTTGCCATTTTTTTCTCCTACGAAGAATATGATGTAGGTCTTGCGCCTAGTCTAGCAATTTTCTCCGCTTCTGTTTCATCTCTAAAAATTTCTGATCCTTCTGCATCAGTTCCATCTTGAATTTGTAAAGTATCATTATCCCATTCTAATTGTAATTGAGCTAAGTGAGCTGCATCCCATCTATTACTAAATTGACTAACGTCCCCTAGGTTTGCATCTGCATAACTACAATGAGGAGTTTCGTCTCTATGTTCTACTTCATCAGAAGTGTTAGAAGTACCATATTGAATAGCCCAAATATTTGCAAATTTAGAATCACTCCAAAAAGCATCATCATCAATTTTGTAGCCGATGCCTTCTTCAGCACCTTCTGCATAATTTTTAACTACTAATTTATCATCGAATATTACTGTCCAGTTTGCGTTAGTTGCCATATTATTTCTCCGTGTAAGTCCATCCTGTTGTAGCATCTCCAGAATATACTAATCCAAAAGCTGCACCCTGTGTGTTAATTACAAGATCAGATGCTGCGTTAGCTATATTAGAAGAGTTTCTACCAACAGTTAGTGCGTTAGTTTGAAAATCATATCCTTGATCTACAAAATTTACTTGATCACCTAAAGCTGGTGACGCTGGTAGAGTTATTGTAAACGCTCCACCATTTGTGTTAGCTAAAATTTGAGCACCCGCTTGAACTGTTTCAGCTGCAGTAATTGCTCTCCATTTTTTAAGTTCACCTGCTTTTACAACATTAGTTCCATCAGAATATAATGTGTAAGAATGTCCTTCACATAAAAGTACACCTGTTCCAGATGAAGTTTTAAAAGTTAAAGTATAACCAGCGTGATTACATGTATTATGAACAGTATAAGTTTTTTCTACTGAATCAGGAATAGTAACATTTACGTTTGCTTCAAGTGTTCCTGTTAATTTAATTACTTGATCTTTACCGTTTGATACAGCACCATTGGTAAATGTTAAAGATCTAGATGCATCAGTTACATTGAATGCACCATAACCACCAATTGCTTGCTCAAGAATTAATAAATTAGTATTAGTAATTTGTCCCCAAGTTCCTGAGTTTTCACCTGTTGTTTGAACAGTTAGTTTTAAATTTGCCGAAGTTGAGTTTGCCATATTTTAAATTCCTTATTTGTGTTTACTTTACTAAAAATTTGAGTTTGTGTCAAACTCATTATGCAGCTACTTCTACCCATCCTGGAGGATTTACTGGGGCTGTTCCAGTATCTATTGGATTCCAAATTATATTTTTATTAGTTCCTAAAGCCATTGTCAAGTCTAAGCCTGTTAATATAGCCAATGAATCTGGTGCTGTTGCAGTTCCTTCCTGCATAGTTAAATCAAAACCAGTTAAATTTACTAAAGTATTAGCATCTAAAACAGCTGTACCAAGAGCAGTTGTCATAGGTAAGGCTGTTGCAGTAACGTTAGCATCTCCAGTAACTGTTGGAGCATTTTCTTGCATAGTCATTGCTTGACCAGTTATAGATGCATCTGCATTAGCAGTTACATCAACACTACCTTCGACTATCGACAATAATTCACCGGTAACATCTACTAAAGTATTTGCGTCTAAAGTTGCAGTTCCTAATGTTGAAGTTAAAGCTTGACCTGTAATATTAACATCTGCGTTTGCAGTTACAGTAACAGAACCTAAATTAGAAGATAAAGCTTGACCAGTTAGATTTTGATTAACATCACCATTAATTGAAACGCTATTTAATGATAGCGGTAAATTAGTTCCTACAAGAATTCCACCTGTTGTAGCTTCTATTCCAACAGGAATATTAAATGTAGCTGGACTTAATGTTGAAAAAGGTGCTTCACCAAAAGCTGTTAATGTATCATTAGTAGGATTACTCTCTTGTAAAGTTAATTCAAAACCTGTTACATCAATCTCTTGATTAGATGATTGTGTAAGTGTTCCTTCTACTGCTGTTAAAGCTTGACCAGTTATACCAACATTTACTAATGAAGAACCATCCGCTGTTCCGACAGCAGAAACTAAAGTTGTTCCTGTAATAGGAACATTAGCATCTCCAGCGTTAACAGGAGAATTTTCTTGAGTTGTTAACTCAATACCTGATGGATATACAATTACACTAGATTCTTCTGCACCAAAAGGTGTCTCTGAATATGCACTAATTCCTAGGGCCATGAATTAGGCTCCTGTTTTTTGTTCTTCTTTTTCTTCTTTAGGTAATTCTGATTGTAATAAATCAGAATAATGTTTTTGTAGAACTTCTAAATCATTAAATTCTAAACTTACATTTTGTTTTTTAGCAACTATATTTTGAAGCTTTGATAAATACATCTTACCTTGACCAGATAATTTTTCACTATCATATTCTTTTTTGTTAAAGTTAAAAATCATTAAATTCCCCAGCCACCTGTAACATAACCAGCGTCGTTATTAAAACCAGAGTTATTAATATTTCCTTTAGTTAATTTTTTTTGATTATTAGAAGCATCAACTACAACAAAAAAATCACCATCTCCATCTGAAGTAGAGGTTGTAAGTTCTGATAGGTCTACATCTATTTGATCTGCTTGAATATCAATTAAGTTTCCGGCTCCAACGTTTAAAGTAACATCACCAGATGATCCTCCACCTGTTAAACCAGAACCTGCTGTAACAGCAGTTATATCCCCAACTGTAGGAGTTTGGAAGGTTGGAGGTGCTCCTGCTCCTGCTGAAGTTAAAACTTGACCAGCATTTCCTGTTGCTACTGCTACAGGATTTCCTGAAGCGTCATAAGAAATAATATTACCATCTGTACCTGATGCCATTTTTGCTAAAGAAACAGCATTGTCAGAAATGTGGGCTGTGTCTATTGAACCGTCAACGTATTGATTGCTGTCCACACTGTTCGCTGCCATTTTAGCAAGCGTCACATTAGAATCTGCTATCTTGGCTGTTGTTACATTAGAATCAGTAATTTTTGCAGTCGTAACTGCATTATCTTGTAATTCGGCTGTGGCTACACCAGCATCTTTAATTGTTATTGCCCCAGAACTAGCAGCAAAGTTATCTGAACTAAATGATGCTGCTCCTTTGGCAGACGTAGAAGCGTCAGCTAAATTTAGTGTAACATCTCCTGATGTACCACCACCTGATAAGTTTGTACCTGCAACAACAGAAGTTATATCTCCTACTGGAACTGTAGCTACTTGTGTATCTACGTATGATTTAATTGATTGCTGTGTTGCTAAGTGACTAGCACTGTCAGATGCCATGTTATCTTCATCTTTAATTGAAGTCCCACTTATTGTGCTATTTAATACTGCACTTGTTAAAGTTTTATTTGTTAGTGTTGATGTTGAACTATCTGTGACTAAAACAGAATCACCCCCAGTGCTTGGCAGTGTTAAAGTATTAGTAGCAGATTCTGAGTGTGGTGCACCAATAAGTGTCTGTGCGTGAGCGTTACTAACTTCACAATAAAATTTAATTTGTGATACAGCACCGCCATCATTTTTAAGATCAATAAGACCACCTTCAATAAATAAATCATGTGGTAAAGTTACATGATTATTTGCGTCTTCAATAACAGATTTAGATGCAGGTAGAGTACAGAAAACATTTTTTGTACCCGCTGAAAAATCTACTGCACTATCAGAATTTGATGATGAGATAATAGTAGTTCTAGCTAGAGTGCCAGCTCCTACGGTACCTAATCCAACTTCAAATTCTGCATTAACAGTGTTTACAATTGCATAATAAGTTGTGTTTGTATTTCCAATTGCACTAGAAAAAGTTTCAAATCCTGTTACTGCTCCCGCAAGAGTAAGAGTACCCGTACCAGTAGTGGTAGAGGTTTCTTTAACTCTATCATTTACGACTAACGCCATTTAATTCTCCTTAACCAGATATTCTTAATATAGCTGCTGAAGTTGTTGCTGCTGGAAACTGTATTGTGAAAGTTCCTGATGTAGCTGTTTTATCTGCTCCAAAATCTAAAACTGCAACTGCTGCATTAGTAACTGCAGAAGATGTGTTATAAATTAATGCACCTCTAGCTGTCAACGTCACGCCTGTGAATGATAAATCTGCGAAGTCAACAAATGCAACACCTTTACCTGAACCGGTTCCAATGTTTGTAGTTTGACCTGTTAATGGATCTCCACCTGCTGTATAAGTACCAGTGTTACTAACTTCGTTAGTTGCACTGTAAGCAGTAGTTGTTGAGTTTAGAGTTGCTGAAGAAGTATAAAGAGCTAGTTTAAAAACATCACCACCAGATGATTTAAAATTTGCATCACCTTCTAGTAACTGTTTTTTAAACGAGTTAGCAATTGCTTGTGTTATAGCCATAGTTTTTTCTCCTTATTATTATTTACCACCAACACGAGGAACACCACTTTGATATTCATCACGTCTTCGTCTTCCCATTTGTTCTATAGAGAAGCCTTCAACTACTTGTTTATACTTTCCTTCGTATAATTGCAAGAGATCATTTGGCCCCTTTAAGAATGAAAATGCTTCAACTAAGCATGCATACAATAGTCCGTTGGGAAAATACTTACTGATGTATGTTGTTGTATTTGTAGCAGATAAACCAGGGTCTTTCAAGATATAATTTAACTGAATTTCATAAGTTGAACTAGGTGTAGGAGCTAAAACAATAGTGTCTTTATCCCACATACCATAATATTTTGGTTCTCCAGTAGCACCAGTTGAATTGTACTCAGACATAAAACTTGTGTCTCTATATTCTAAAAAATTTCTAGTTCCACCTGTTCCACCATTAACAATTTGTGCAGATCGAACAACTAATAAATCAGCAGGTATATCAATAAATCTTTGTGATGCAATTAAATTAGCTGTTGCATATCTTTTGTTACTATCAGAATCCACATCTCTAAATATTCTAAATTCTGCATCATTAATTATTCCATCTACAATAGTAGATGTTAAAACATTTGCATCTACTTCTGTGTAATCTCTAATTTTTTGTACTAATTCTGCGTATGTCATGATGTTGTTATTATAACCTCTCCTAAATTAATTTGTGCTTGTCTTTTTATATTAATCTCACTTCCATTTTCAGGAACCATACTATTTGGATTTGTACTAAAAGAAAATGGTGATGGCAAGGTTAAATCTACAGCTATTCCACCGCCACCACCAGAAGCAAGTGTGAAAGTTTGTGGTCTTGCATTTCTTAAACCTTGTCCATCTGCAGTAGTTGGTTTTGGATCTAGTTGTGGATGTTTTGCTTCAAACTCTGATGTATGTACACGTGCACCATTCCATTCAATAACCATT